GGTTCTATAATAATTTTATCTGCCATTATAATATATGTCAGATAAAAATATTAAGTTTGAAAAATCGAAAGTAAAAGGAAAAAAGTATACGGCAATTCTACCAGATGGTAAAAAGGTTAGCTTTGGGGCCTTAGGTTATCAACAGTATGAAGACAAGACGCCATTAAAGTTATATTCAAAATTAGACCACCACGATAAAGAAAGGCGTGATAGGTATTATCAAAGACATCCAAAAGACTATCCTAAATACTCACCTGATTGGTTTAGTAAGAAGTATTTATGGTAGTTTTATCTTGAAGAATTAAAAAATAAATTATTCCAAAAATAATCAGTTTTATTTGAAACTAAAAACATAGTTTGAGTAGTCTTCTTATAACATTTAAGAAAATATGATTTATTAAAACCTAAAATATCACCATTATTAATATTTATAAAACTTTCTTTTATCATAGATGCAGTAGGATGAACAGGTCTGATAATAGGGTTATCATTTTTAATATTACTTAAAAATGTGTGCATGATCATTAAATTTTCAATTCTTTGAAATAAATTATCAATAATCATATTGTTAATATTAGTAATCACATTAATACTTTCCATAATGTATAATATAATATTTCTTTAAGACAAAATTACATATTTCTTTAAGTAGGAATAAGAAATTTAAAAATGTTAATTTTATTCTAAAATGATATATATCAATAATGCCTGAACCTGCTGATATTCAATTATATGAGAAAATTAAAAAAGAAATTTATGAAAAAATATCCTAAACATTCTGCATATCGTAGTGGTTTATTAGTTCAAGAATATAAAAGAAGAGGCGGGACATATATTGGAAATAAAAATGAAAAGAAGGTTTAGCTAGATGGATGAAAGAAAAATGGACCAATCAACGAGGAGAAGTTGGTTATAAATATAAAAGTGATGTATATAGACCAACTGTTAAAGTTACTGATAAAACACCAACAACATTTAATGAGTTAACTAATAAACAAATAGAAAGAGCAAGACAAGAAAAAGCAAAGACTGGTAGAGTAAAAAAGTTTTTAACTAACTAATAATATCTCATGGCTTAAAAGTGGTCTATCTCTCCCACTTACATAATAAAAGTTTTGATTATTCTTCTCTTCTATCTTTTCAACTGTAAATAAATTTTCAGACCATATAGGATATCTTTCTTTTTGAAAATTTTTCTTTTTAGTATAAATTCTAACTTTATCACCTTCTTTTATTTCAGGATATTTTCGTGTAGATGTTCGATGTAATTCTAATTGTAATTTAACATCTAATCTATTTTTTGGTTGCCTGCGCATTATCTGGAGTCATGTTTTGTAATACTATTTAGCATTTTATAATTATAAGTTACTAATGCATTTGCTAATATCTTAGAATCATGCCAATTAGAATCAGCATTTTTCTCCAATCTTTTATAAATTAAATTCTTGATTGTTCTAATGCCCGTTCAGCATACGGGGCATGACCTCGAGTGACAATATGATTTATATTATGTTCTTTAAAATAGTCTTGTAAAAGTTTTGAATTGAAATGCACCTTCATCATCACTGTAGATATGATTCTGGCTTGCCTTGCATATTCTGGAAACCATCTTTTAATCCTTGTAATATATCATCTGGTTGTTTTGTTTTTAATGGTTGTACATCAATAAATTTTAGAAAATATATCAATAATTAATAATCCTACTTTATATTGTTCATCCTCATTCATGAAAGAATAAATCTATCTGATATTCCTGTTTAGGATGGTCAGCAATAAAACTATTATATCCTCTTAAGGTTTGTTTTTCTAATATGATGTTTTCAAACCATTGTTAACATCATCATATTTAATTGATGGATCTTTTTTGCGAGCATCATTATAGGTATCCTTTAATACTTCCATAGAAATTATTATAAACATTCTCAATTATTTTATCCATATTATAACATATGTTACGAAGAAGTATTTTCAAGCTATAGCAATACGAAACTAACCAAGAACATCCCCATAAAAACTAAGTATTGCTATAGCTGAAAATATTTCACTAAACATTATTAATTTATAATATTATAATATGGATAAAATAATTGAGAATGTTTATAATAATTTCTACGGAATCAATAAAGGATACCTATAATGATGCTAAGAAAAAAGATCCATCAATTAAATATGATGATGTGCGCCGATGGTTTGAAAAACATCATATTAGAAAAACAAATCTTAAGAGGATATAATAGTTTTATTGCCGACCATCCTAAACAGGAATACCAGATAGATTTATTCTTTATGAATGAGGATGAACAATATAAAGTAGGATTATTAATTATTGATATATTTTCTAAATTTATTGATGTACAACCATTAAAAACAAAACAACCAGATGATATATTACAAGGATTAAAAGATGGTTTCCAGAATATGCAAGGCAAGCCAGAATCAATCTATTCAGTGATGATGAAGGTGCATTTCAATTCAAAACTTTTACAAGACTATTTTAAAGAACATAATATAAATCATATTGTCACTCGAGGTCATGCCCCGTATGCTGAACGGGGCATTAGAACAATTAAAAATTTAATTTATAAAAGATTGGAGAAAAATCCTGATTCTAATTGGCATGATTCTAAAATACTAGCAAATGCACTTAGTAACTTATAATTATAAAATGATAAATAGTATTACAAAAATGACTCCAGATAATGCGAGACAACCAAAAAATAGATTAGATGTTAAATTACAATTAGAACTTACATAGAAAATCTACACGAAAATATCCTGAAATAAAAGAAGGTGATAAAGTTAGAATTTATACTAAAAAGAAAAATTTTCAAAAAGAAAGAATTCCTATATGGTCTGAAAATTTATTTACAGTTGAAAAAATAGAAGAGAAGAATAATCAGAACTTTTATTATTTAAGTGGAAGAGATAGACCATTGTTGCGCCATGAAATATTATTAGTTAGTTAAAAACTTTTTTACTCTACCAGTCTTTGCTTTTTCTTGTCTTGCTCTTTCTATTTGTTTATTAGTTAACTCATTAAATGTTGTTGGTGTTTTATCAGTAACTTTAACAGTTGGTCTATATACATCACTTTTATATTTATAACCAACTTCTCCTCGTTGATTGGTCCATTTTTCTTTCATCCATCTAGCTAAACCTTCTTTTTCATTTTTATTTCCAATATATGTCCCGCCTCTTCTTTTATATTCTTGAACTAATAAACCACTACGATATGCAGAATGTTTAGGATATTTTTCATAAATTTCTTTTTTTAATTTTCTCATATAATTGAATATCAGCAGGTTCAGGCATTATTGATATATATCATTTTAGAATAAAATTAACATTTTTAAATTTCTTATTCCTACTTAAAGAAATATGTAATTTTGTCTTAAAGAAATATTATATTATAGATTATGGAAAGTATTAATGTGATTACTAATATTAACAATATGATTATTGATAATTTATTTCAAAGAATTGAAAATTTAATGGCCATTCAACCATGTTAAATATAAAATTCATCCTACTGCATCTATGATAAAAGAAAGTTTTATAAATATTAATAATGGTGATATTTTAGGTTTTAATAAATCATATTTTCTTAAATGTTATAAGAAGACTATTCAAACCATGTTTTTAGTTTCAAATAAAACTGAATATTATTGGAATAATTTATTTTATAAACCAATGGTTAAACCTATTGAATATAAAGTTCATCCTACTGCATCTATGATAAAAGAAAGTTTTAGAAATATTAATGATGGTGATATTTTAGGTTTTGATAAATTATATTTTCTTAAATGTTATAAAAAGACTATTTACAGATTATTTGAAGTTTCAAATAAAACTGATTATTATTGGAATAATTTATTTTTCTAATTCTTTAAGATAAAATTAACATTTTTAAATTTTTTGTTTAAATCATCTACAGAGTCTTTGACACTCTTTTTATTCCACAAAACCCAACGAGCATAGAAACCAGGTGTTTTAATACCATCTTTTGTCCATGTCTCACCCATTCCTTTATGTCTGTTGATATATCTTTCTTTACGTTCAGGATCTTTATGTAAAGTATAGTCGCTGTATCCGTTCTGACCAAATGATACAGTCTTTTCCCATCAATCACTGCATCGAATTTCTTTTCTTTTTTATTACTTTCTTAATAATTATTTCCATTCATTATATAATGGCAGATAAAATTATTATAGAACCAATTAAAAGAAACCATATTTACTGTGAAACAATCTAAATATGATATTGCACCTAGATTGCCTATGCGTTCGATTATTCTTGGACCGTCGGGAAGTGGTAAAACAGTACTGCTGACCAATTTGATTTTAAAGGTTTACAGAGATACATTTGAAAGGATATATATCTTCAGTCCCAGTATATCAGTCGATTATGCCTGGGCTCCTGTGAAAAAGTATATAGAAGAACAAATGAAGGTTTATCATACAGAAAAAGAACCGATATATTTTGACTCTTATGAACCAGCTCAATTACAAAAAATAATAGACAATCAACACAAGATAATTGAGTATTTGAAGAGAAACAATAAAAAGAAATTGTTTAGTATATTGATCGTTGTTGATGATTTCGCGGACTCGCCAGAATTTTCGAGACACAGTAAAATATTACATGCTTTATATACTCGAGGTAGACACAATAGCATTAGCACTATAACGGCAACACAAAAGTTTAATGCCATCTCTCCGATTATTAGGGTTAACATTACTGAGCTGTATGTATATAGATTAAGAAACTATAAAGATTTGGAAACATTACTTGAGGAACTCTCGGCACTAATCGATAGAAAACTCTTCTGAATATATACCATTTAGCAACAGAGGCCGAATATAGTTTTCTTTTTGTGAATTTACGGGCTAGGAACTGTACAATAATATGTTTTACATTAACTTTAGATAAAAATGATTGAGAATTGATTAAAATAATAATAACAATATTGTTATTTTAATTAATTAAGTGGAAGCCATAAAACTACAATCTTGAGGTAAATCTATATAATTAGACGTTCCAATATTATAGCAATAAAGCTGGAATGATGTTGAGACAGGAACACCATAAGATATATTAGCAGCACCACGAACTGATGCTAAAATGTTGTAATTGCTTCCGGATGGATTAGGATTGGTCCAGCTTATGGTATATTGTCCAGTAGAATTACGAGTTGGTACGAAACTTTGTTGACCAATACTATTTAAGGTTGTTAAGGCAGCGTTAAAACGACCCCCTACCCAAGGTTTCGATAAATAACTTGATGATGCATTCGCAGTTGTTAAATAACTTGATAATGTATTTGTTATTGACCCACTGGTAACATATGTTGACATGTTGGCTATAGTTTGATATGAACTTAATATACTTGTTGTTGTGGTTTTTGTATTTATAATTATTTAATAATGTTGTTCCTACAGTAACATAATTAGATAATATACTGTTAGTAGTAATTGATGTATTATAATTATTTAATAATGTTGTTCCTAAAGTAACATAATTCAATAATATACTGTTAGTAGTAATTGATGTATTGTAATTATTTAATAATGTTGTTCCTAAAGTAACATAATTCGATAATATACTGTTAGTAGTAATTGATGTATTATAATTATTTAATAATGTTGTTCCTAATGTTGGATACGATGTTAAGGTATTTGTTACAGTATCTGTCGTTATGTAGAAACTCATACCAGCCTTATCTTGGAAGATGTCACTCACGAGGTCTTTGGTTGGATACATGTCTAATGTGCTCGCCAAGGTTGCTGTAGTAACCTTATCTGTTAACTGAGATGATGTCACGTAAGAACTCATACCAGCTATGGATTGATACGTTGTCGCAAAACCATCAATACTCTCAAACGTTGGGTAATTACTCATGTCTGCCTTAGTTTGGTATTTTGAGTCAGATTCAAATTTTGAGTAAACATCGTTTGCATTAGCCTTATTATATAAATCACTTGTGTTTGCTTTTTGCGATAATGCTGAATCTACTTGACTTATGCTATAAACATTGTTACTATTAGCTTTACCTTGCAATAAACTATCAGTCTGATTTTTATTATAGAAATTTGTTATTAGATAAGTCTGGTCGGCTTTATTACCAACTTCATTACTTAAGTTTGAGAGTTGAGCAGTAGTGGCTTTTGCATTTAATGAGTTAGTTAATGCAGCATTATTTATGTTCCCCGAAACACTCAAGTTATTGTAAATATAAGTTCCAGTATAATCGCTGATGAACTTTGTTATTCCGCTACTTCCTAAAATAATATCGTTTGCCATCATTGTTCCTCCGACTTGAACTGCTGGTATTACTAAATCATTATTAAAATTTGGATTAGGTAAAGGGGTTACTAATTCTGGATCACCGAATGTAGTTAGCAGTTGTTGATTTTGAATAGGGGCACTTATAACTAAACTGCCGCCATTAAATCCGAAAACTGGGGTGGTGTTAAAATCTGGGTCTTGGGGATAAATCCGTCAAATGTATCTTCTGGTGTTGTCATTTATATATATATATATAAAGTATATTTTAATTTTAAATTAAACCGTTGATAAAACTATGGGTGTTAAATCGGTAAGAGTGTTTGAGCTAGTTCTTATCGTGATGTGTCCTGTATTGGGTAGGAAATTATCAACCCTCTGTACAGATGTATCAAAACTACCATTTCCAGAAGTAGTAGCAAGAACAAGTGGTTTACCGTGTTTTCTATAAGATGCCATCCAGATTTCACAAATATTTTTAGGGTTTGTTATGTCAGGGCAAATAAAAACGGCTATACCTTTCGTATAAAGACTTGTACTTTGAGCGAATCCAAAGTGGTAGCATCCCTGAGGATTAGGAGCCGACCAATTTTCTAACATAATTGATGCAGTACCGTCGCTGCTATATATATAGACATCGATAACATAATTTGATGGATTAGCCCTGAGACCATTTTGTGTTCCGTCTGCAGATACGCTAAAACCATAACATGCTATCACTTTCAAGTAGCAGTGATTGCCACCTTGTGGAAGTGTCAGTTTTCCTAAACAGTAATACTTTGTGTTAAAATTGTCGGAATAATTTAAACTGCTACCCTTTAGAGCAGTATTCAACGATAGAATTTTATCGTTTAATGTTGGTATATCGGTTATTGCTGGTGGTGTTTCTGTAGTGAATACGGGATAGATGGGGACATCAAAGAAGAATCCTGGTGGTAAGTCAGTCGAGAAGGTATTGACGACTGTGAATGGATTGGAACTCGTGATGGTTACAATGCTACCGTTCACGTAAGGTCTGCAGTTTGCGTAAAACCTGAAGAGCGTACTATCAGAGAAATCTTGAGCAATTCTGATATCGCTTGGTGCGTAGACTTGTTTTCCGAATCTATACGCTTGCGCGTTCCCCTTAAAGTCGCCAGGAGACGAACCAGCCTTAAACCTCATTATCGTGTATGCGTCCTGATCCGAATTCACGTCATTATTATATGAATGTGCTATAAATTCCAATTTTAATTCAGAGAAAGGCGATGTGCTATAATATCCTATATAAAACCATCCGCCTATACCATTATTATTTAATGTAATTGTTTTGATTGATGGTATTTTGGCGTCAACTTCACTCTTAGTATAACTGTCGACAATTTTCCTATATCGATTATCTGACTGAACTTTGTTATAGCATAGTGATATTGCAGCGTCTAAAATAGTGTACTTTTCATCAACATTTGCTATAGTAGATAATCCTGCCAATGTGGCTGTTAGATTAGTAACATCTCCTATTGCTATTCCGCTCTGTGCGGTGAATATGTTAAAAATGGGAATTTCGATATATATTATGCTCGGATTATTAAAATCCATATTCGTACTTATGGCAGCATTTGTCTTGAAATAAAATGCTCTTGGGTACGATACACTGAATCATACTACCATCACTAAAATTCAGATATCTTGCGTAAAATGATATCTGTCATTGGTATCCTGCACAACTCTTATTGCTGTAGGGTTACCGCTTTTACCCAATCTATAAGCTTGCCCGTTTCCCTTAAACGGTCCTGAACTTGACCCACTTTTAAATTGTAAAACAGTAATACTATCTTGATTAGCACCAACAGAACCGACATCATTATAGTAATTGTGACTTATAAATTCCATTTTTACATCTGATTTTGTTGTCGAAGATATGGGGCAGTTAATAGTTCCTACATAGAGCCAGTTTGTATTACCGCCATTTGCGGGTATGCTAAAGTTGTAAGTTCTAAAACCAAGCTTATTATCAATATCTATTTTAGTATAACTATCGGTAATTAGTCTGTATCTGGCATCGCTGGCTGCCTTGCTGTAAGTGCTATCTATCCCCGCTTGTAATACTGTTACAACAGTAATCTACATCGGATTTTTTATATGATTCGTTTATCAATCTGTATTCAGCGTCAGATTCGGTTTTCGTGTAAGAATCCGTTATGAGTCTATATTTTCCGTCAGACTCTGCTTTGGTATAGCAACTTCCTACGCCAGGCAATTTCGTCATATCCATTCCCAGAACAATATTATCAGTGGCTGAGTCGTATAAAAGTTCTAATGCTTCACCTACTGGATTACGAATGTATAAATTTCTAACTCTATTGGCTGAAGAATTAATGAATGAAAATCCAACCTTTCCTGATGGCAAAGTCGAGTAGGAAAGAGAGGGGTTGAAATATCCGTCTGGTATAGCCGCATTTATCAAATCAGTTTAGTTTGTTATATTGTTAATGATGTTAATCAATTAGACGTGTATAACTATCAGTTTGTATAAGAATCGGATATGAGCCTGAACTTGGTATCAGCATCAGTCTTTGTATACACATCTGCAGCATTAGCTTTCAGTGTTAATGCTGCATCGCTAGCAGTTTTCGTATAAACATCTGCCACATTTGCCTTTAAAAGCAATGCTGCGTCGGTTTGCGCTTTCGTATAAACATTCGATGAATTAGCCTTTGTGTCAATTGATGTATTTAGTGCGGTATTTCTCATCAATATTTGTTTTATTGTAATAATTAGTCGCTGTGTCATCTTTTGTATAATAGTTCAACATTGTCAAGTTAAAATCGGATACATTCTCCTTTGTTGCCAGACTGCGTCGATTTGGGTTTTGGTATAATAATTATCCAACGATACAGTACCGCCCAGTAGGCGCAGCGGCAAATTTAGCATCAACCTGTGTCTTGTTGTAATAAGTTTGTTTCCAAGTCAGTTTTACTTTGTTTTAATGCTAACGCCGCGTCTGTTTGAGCTTTTGTATAAACATCGGATGAGTTTGCTTTAGCGTCTAATAACGCGTCGGTTGTCTCCTTGTTATAGTAAAGTGTGAAATCTATGGCTAATGGTGGGTTGGCGTCAGCTATCAAAGCATCTGTTTGAGCTTTGGTGTAATAGGAATCTAAAGCGCTGGTGTTTGCTTTAGTCGCTATTGAATTGTTTATCGTTGTTATTTTACTGTCTATGTTAGTTTTATCATAATAATTATTTGTTAAAGTTGCGCTGTTTGCTTTAGCATTAAGTAGAGTATCAGTAGCGGTTTTAGTATAAAACAGATTAGCGTCCGTAGTTTGCTGTATGATAGTTGTCGTTCCGCCCCCAGTGCTCTCTTGTATGTTTAATAAATTAAAATCATTATTTGTATTTGCCATATTATTAATATTATTAAGAAAATAATATTAATATTATTTTTATCTTGTAATCTAATCAATAACTAAAACTCCGCTTTCTCTGATTTCTACAACGTAATCAGGTTGGAGTGTTATATAAACTTGTTCGGGGTAGTAGTTCGTGCCAGCTTCCGCGAAGGTATTACTATTTGCGGGTTTTGCTGTAGATGAGATAAGGTCTTGTCTACAGTTGAGCCCCGAGAACGAAGCACCTAATACTTTTTCGGTATCAATACCTACGATGAAATGGTCGAACATGTATTTTCGTAGAGTGTCGATACTGATACTGTGGAACGCTGAACCGTGCACACCTAAGGCTTTCTTTAGTTGGTAATATGCTTCTGCTCCTGAACGGATAGGGAATATGGGGAATGTTTTATTACCAACAAGAACTTGAATCTGAACCTCTTTATTTTTATCGATAAGTTCCGTATCTCATAGGATGGTAAAGTAATTCCAAGGTTTCTTGATTAGAGTTCTCGCATTATTCGCGACCGCTGCCGTAGCCCTGTCGAAAGTGATAAAAATAGATTTCAACCGAGAGCATGATCGCGTTATGTTTAAATTGATATTGTCACCACTTGTTGTTTGTAATTGTGTGATGTATGAGGTGTAATTAATTGGGATAGGGTGTCCTTGCATTAAGTGTGAAGCGTATTCGTTATGCACCGCTGAGTCGAGTTCCACCACATCTGCTTTAATCTGACAGTCTGAAGATTCCCCATGCCTGAGATGTCGCTGCTGTGGGGAATTGCGAGTCCGCTAATTCTGTTGCTATTGCATCTGTAGGATTGGAGACTAATTCAAACTCAACTGTTAGAGGGCACCACTGAAGAGGGATAAATTTAGGCTGATTAAAGATACCGAATAGGGGTTTAAAAGATACAGTTTTGAATTGGTCCTGGGCTAACCCTGTACCAAGTTTAGATTTGAATTTACCGTCGCCATCGCCTGCAGTATAGTCTGCTTG